GAATAATCAAAACTGGTGGATATTGTTGTGATGGTGCTCAATGGAACTTCTGTTCTTATATGAAAGAGATTACCGAAAGCCAGGAAGTTTTTCCAGATGTTTTTATACATCAACATATAGGGCAATCGTGCAGTATGTTTGGTAATACAGAATTAGATCAGGGAGCATCATTGAAAGTTTGTAACACAGTTTATGGAAAAAGCTATGAAGGAAGTCCATAAGAAATGAAAATATTGTGTTGTGGACAAGAAGACGTAATCGATTCTTCATATGATGAAATAGATACATGGACAACAATTTATAGCTGTATGATTCATCGAAGAATTTTTAAAAGAACTTACGGAGCAAAATCAACATTAAGAGAAATATTTTCTACTGATGATGAATATGAAAAGTATTTGTTCTGGACATACTAAATAGGGGTATGGTGAAGCGGCTTACCACATAAGATTGGTTTGTTTAACTTTTTATAAATAATATTATAAGATGTTAAATTTGATACTTAGGACGTTTACTATGTATAATAAAAGAACCAGCAATGTTTGGAAATTTACCAGAACAGAATTTCAAGAAATAGTTTATAAATGTAATTCTATCAGTGATATTTTGAGAGCATGTGATATTCCAACTAAAGGCGGAAATCATAAAACTATTAAACGGAGATTGATAGAAGATAATATAGAATATGATCATATTCCTAAAGGAAATGCTGCAAACAACGGAAGAATTTTTGAACATAGAGCTAATACTATTCCTTTAAGTGATATTTTGGTAAGTAATTCAACATATACTAATAGAGGATGTTTAAAAAAGAAACTAATCAATAACCATATATTAATAAACGAATGTGCAATATGTAATATGCTTCCTGTGTGGAATAATAAACCTATCGTGTTTATTTTAGATCATATTAACGGAATTAGCAATGATCATAGAATAGAAAATTTGCGTTTATTATGCCCAAATTGCAATAGTCAAACTATTACATTTGCTGGAAGAAATAGAAGGGGATTAGTATAATGGTTATTATATCGGACTTTGACTCCGATGACGTTCCGTTCGACTCGGACATCCTCTGCCAAAAAGGAGTAACAAATGAACGATGTAAAAATAACATTCAGAGGAAGTATTTCTGATTTAGTAACTGATCTGAAAGATGCACTGACTCCAGAACAAATGATAGAATTAAAATCTGAAATAGACAGGAGAACACCTAATGAAGTTGATTGAACGAATCAGAGCAGATCGCATTGCAGCTTTCAAAGCTAAAGAGAATATCATGAAGAACGTTCTCGGATGTTTGATTGCTGATGCATGTAAGGAAAACAAAGAACCGGACGATCTTAAAGTCCTTGCTGTAATCAAGAAGTTCATTGAGGAAGCAGAATTCGTTAAGGAGAAGGTAGATCACAACGATTACGAATATTACAAAGCTGATATAGAAATTGGCATTCTCCAGGGATACAAACCAGCACAGTTACTTGATACCGAAGTCCGAGCTATCGTTTGGAACTGTATCAAGCAAGGTGGAATGGATATGGGAAAGACTATGAAGTTTTTCAAAGAGAATCATACTAATATGTATGATGGAAAGAGACTTTCTGAAATCGTAAAAGAATTGTTATGACCACCTTTGAATATCTACAATTCAGAACATCAGTATTTGAAGCTTTAAATAATGCCGATGATAATGATTATAGTTTTCGTGGTTGGGATTTGGATGAAATTATAGAAGACCTTCAAACATATGATGTAGACTTTGAAGAATGTGATTCTGACTCTCTTCGGCCTATAGTAGAGGAATGGTACTGGAGAAAGTATCTAAGTATATGGAATAGGATATGAGAGTTCATATAGTTTTAAAAACTAAAGATTTATACGATGAAGGTCAAGATGGATTTGAAACTTCTATCGATTCGGTTTGGGATGATTATGAAAAGGCTACATTTCGTCTAGGTAATATAGGCGGAAACGATCCATTTTCAGATACAAAATATGAAATAGAATCAAGAACAGTAAACAGTTAAGTGGGTGCGGATACCCTTGAATGCCACTTCAGAGCAAGGTGGAGCTTATATGCTTCTTAAGCTAATCTGGTGAAAGCGTCTGCCTGAAGAGCAGAAGAGTTTGGTCCGAAACCAAAAGGAAGCACCAAAATCATAATATATGAATCAATTAATAAGGTCGGATTATAAATAATATAGGAGGAACTATTCTATGTTCTTTATAATCTACGAAACTACAAATTGTATAAATGGAATGTTATATAGAGGATGTCACAAAACTAATAATCTAAATGATGGATATTTAGGATCAGGTACTGTTTTAAAACGAGCAATAAAAAAATATGGTAAAGAAAATTTTCAAAGAATAACGTTGGAATATTGCTCTAATGAAGAAGAAATGTATGAACGGGAAAAGATTTATGTTGATAATATCTTTATACATTCTAAACAAAGCTATAATTTAAGATGTGGTGGTCTAGGTGGTCGGTTAAAGGCACATATCTTGAAAATAATAGCCGATAAACTAAGAGTTCCAAAATCAGAGCAAACAAAACAAAGGATGAGAGCATCACAATTAGGTAAACATCATTCAGAGCAAACAAAACAAAAAATGAGAGAATCTCAAACAGGAAAGATTACTTCAGATGAAGCGAAGCAAAAACAATCTGAAAAAGCAAAAAATAGAAGTGGAAATGCAAACGGAACAAAATGGATACATAATGGAATAATTTGCAAACGAATCAATAAAGAATATGTCTTAGAAGAAGGTTGGTCAGAAGGTAGAATAAAAGTCATGTCTCTATAGCTCAGTCAGGACAGAGTATTGCGCTACGAACGCAAGGGTCGGGAGTTCAAATCTCTCTAGGGATACTAAATTACCAGGAGGATATATGAGTAGAAGCAGAAACGAAATATCAATTCCTCATAGATACAGAAAAGGTAGAGACGGTGGGAAACGAAAAAGTTACTATTGGGAAGTAAGAAAATGCACTAAACCATTGAGGAGATATGATGTACAACTTTTTCAAGAAGATGAAACAATGGACTGAAGATTTTGAACCAAGTAACATTTTTTATACAGTAGTTCGTAACAAATATGTATGGGAAGCTGGTAGTTCTGAAGATTTTAAATATACCAAGTTAGGTCGATGGTTTAAAGATAAGCCTGATATAGTATCAGTAGCAAAGTTTCCTTATTATTTTATAACATGGATGTATAAAGTAATCGGAACGACATTATATGTAATTGCACATACATGTTTTCTTAAAAGTTGGAATTTATAGGTTCATAGGCTTAAATGAGGACGGTCTTCAGTTGCGCTCCAAACGCAATTCCAAAGGGTTCGACTCCTTATGTTCCTGCTAGTATGTTAATCCATTTTGATATCGTTCTCTTCGTTTTACTTGTCGATTACTGTTTCTTTTGTTTTTACCTTTATAAGTTTTGGTTTTATTTGATATACAAGCTTATATTTACTAGTGAAAGAAAATTTCTTATTTCTACTAACTCCTATGTTATTATATGAAGCTGAACAGGAACTAGAACAAAAGGATTTTTCAGGATTGTATATATCACTTAGAGTTCGTTTAAAAGATGTATTACATTGTAAACATATTAATTCGATAGTATGGGTGATAGATTTATATTTATTAGCACATCGAATAGAACAAAACTTATGGTGTCGTTGTTTAGATAATTTCTGTTGAATATCATTTTTAGTAGAAGAAAAAGCTTTTAAACAAGTAGGACATGTCAACAAAATTTGTGATTTACATCCTTTAATAGAGTTAACAAATGTTTTGAATTTGTCTGTTTGTGAAAAATACATTGGTTGTAAGTTCATATATTCTCCTTTTTAAAATGCCGGTATCGTATAATGGTTATTATTAGTGGTCTGTACCCACTAGATGACGGTTCGATTCCAGTCTACCGGCTCCAGTTTTATTTATATAATTGTATCAGAATAATGATAAAAAGTCTATTATTTACATTGACATTGTTTCTCAACTATGTTATTATATTTCTATGCGTGAAGAACATCAAAACCGAATAGAAACCCGTCTTGCTCTCTGGAAGAAACAGAAGGGCATTTGTGTTTACTGCCAAAAACCAATCCCATATCATAAAGCTTCTCTGGACCATATCATTCCGGTTGTACACCTGGAAGAGAATATCGGACCCGAAAATCTAATCATGTGTTGTAAGTTTTGCAACAAGAACAAACTAGATCATATTATATTTACCAATCTTTTTGATCGAGAGATATATTTTATAATTGACATTCCAGTTTTTTTCCGATATGATTACATTACTGGTACGAAAAAAATTAAAAGTAAATGAGGATAACCGAATGAATCTTTTTAGAACGAAACCAAAAATTGAAGTTAACATTGATGCTGAGTTTGATATTGAACATAAACGAGTATTCTGTATTGAACGATTGAAGAACGGACAAACTGTTATTTCATATACAATGTTCAACGAAATTCAAACATGGTATATCTATACTACAGACGAACAGCACCAAACATTTGTCAATAGATTTCGCCAAAAGCTTATAAAAGAAGCATGGGAAGATAAGCAAAAAGATGCGTGTAAAGGAACAGATCGAACAGCAGAATGTATAAAACAACATGTCTGATATTACTCCTACAGACGAACAAACTAAAGCTATCAGACTGATAGCTATATGGTTCAAGAGTAGACCGAGAACACCTTTTATCCTGGGAGGATATGCTGGTGTAGGGAAGTCAACTATAATTCCTTTTATCGTTGACTTCCTAAAGCTCGAACAGCATCAAGTACATTTCTGTGCTTATACTGGTAAAGCTTCTCTTGTTCTACGCAAAAAGGAAATGCTTGGTGCAACAACCATTCATCGTTTAGTTTATATTCCATATACTGATGCTGAAGGTAAACTGAAATTCAAAAGAAATCCTGCGGTATCTAATGAGTTAAGATTGATTATTGTGGACGAAGCAAGTACAGTAGATACTAAATTGAAAACTGATTTAGAATCGTATGGCATTCCTGTTCTTTACATTGGCGATTGCTTTCAGCTTCCTCCTGTATCTAAAGATCAAACCAATCTCATGTCTAAGCCTAATTTTATCTTAACAGAAGTTCATCGACAGGCAGCAGACAATCCTATTATCCAGGTAGCACATATGATTAGGAACAATAAATATGTCAAGTTTGGAAGATATGGAGATACGTTTTTAAGAACAAAGAAATTGCGTGATGAATGGTTGTTGAATGCATCTCAAATAATTTGTGGAAAGAATGATACTCGACATTACTGGAACAGACAGATCAGAAGAACAGGAGGAGTTTATGAAAAATATCCTGTTCCTGGAGACAAACTTATCTGTTTGAAAAATAATAATGATCTTGGATTGATCAATGGTATGCTTGGAAATTGTGAAGCATTCAATCCTAAAACCTGGAATTTAACTTTCAGAAATGACGATGATGAAGTCTGGAACTATCTGAACATCGAACCAGATATTTTTGCTGATACAAAAATAGAAATAAAGTATCATAAAGAAATCGATCAATTCGATTATGGGTATGTTATTACATGCCATAAGGCTCAAGGGAGCGAATTTGATAATGTTTTAGTATTTGAAGAGACTTTAGGACGAGATGAAGAGATGCACAGACGTTGGCTATACACTGCCATTACCAGAGCTAGTTCTCGTTTAATTTTGATAGGTACAGATGAGTAAAATTATCCAACTAAATTCTAAAAAATATCCAGGTCTAGAAACTATAGTAGATGATGAAGATTATGAAATACTTAAACATTATAACTGGTATCCGCTTGTTAATGTTAAAAGCAATACTATATACGTTCAAACTATATTGGGTAATAGACCTAGCAGAAAAATTATAACTTTACATAGATTTATTATGAACCTTCATGGTCATAATATTTATAAACAAGATATAGATCATGAAGATCATGACGGTCTTAATAATCAAAAAGAAAATCTTAGAATATGTTCTCATTCTAAAAATATGCAAAATGCAAAGAAACAAAAAAGAACTACATCCTCAATGTATAAAGGAGTATGTATACATAGAACATCATTTGCAGCAAATATTCAATTAGACAAAAAACAAATATACATTGGATTGTTCAAAACAGAAGAAGATGCTGCTAAAGCATACGATAAAAAAGCTATAGAATTATTTGGAAAATATGCTTATTTGAATTTTCCTTTCATATAAATAAAAGAAAGGAGATCGCCATGCAAAAAATAGACTTTCAAAAATTCATAACTGCTGTTCAAGCATCATTCACTAAAACCTTTAATCCTTCACAAATAACAGGACTCCAAAACTTAATAACTTACCTGGAGCAGGATACGAATATGACAGACCTAAGATGGTGTGCCTATGCTCTTGCTACTTGCTATTGGGAAACAGGAAGAACCTTTCAGCCTATTCAAGAGAATGGTCATGGAGCAGGTCATAAATACGGCATACCTGACCCTGTGACGCATCAGGCGTATTTTGGAAGGGGTGATGTCCAGCTTACATGGTTGGACAACTACAAGGAGTTCTCGAAGCTTCTGAGTGTAGATTTGGTAAATCATCCAGACTTGGCAGACGATCCTAAAATTGCATATGAGATTATGTCACTTGGAATGAGAAAAGGATTGTTCACTGGAGTTTCTTTAGGACATTATTTCAACGATACAACAAATGATGCAGTAAATGCTAGAAAGATTATCAATGGATTAGATCAGGCAAATACAATTGCAGGATTCTATACAAACATTTTGAGAGCATTACAAGGAAGTTTGGTATAAAAAATGGGGAGCTAATGCTCCCCTTTCTTTTACCATTTACACATAGGTCGGTATCTTATTTTATGTTGCTCTCCGATTTTCCGTTCATCTTTATTCAGCATTGCTTCGAACTTATCAAGTTTCATGTTTTTTAGATAATCATATCTAGCAATACCTTTGCCGTTATAATTTAAAGTAGTCAGAACAGTATTGATTTCAATGGTCACATCAAACATTTCTTCGACCAAATCTCCCAAAGTTCCTTTGCCTCTTCTAACTCTTTTGATAGCTAAAAGACATTCTATCAGTTCTTCTTCCAAGTGTTCTATGATATCTTCTGGAGTATATGTATCTGCACACCGATTAGATAAATCTCGAACACGTTCTGACATTGCTTCGTTCATTAGTATCCCCTACGTTCCTTACTGGCCTGACGTTTGGTGATACCTTTGTCTGAAGCATACTGCTTGTTGGTCAGATCACCACCAGTACGTACAATACGAGCAGGAAGCTTGCCGGAAATCTTACCACGAAGCGATACCGGAACAGTGTTATCATACTTTACAACTACGGCTTTTTCTTTCATTGATTTCTCCTTTGGATTGATTTATCTATAGACAAAGATATCATATTCAATCAGAAAAGTCAAGAGATATTTTAGAATATAAATAAATGTAAACTGCAAGGAGAATGAACTATGAGATGCACAGAAGAATATTTTGAAAATCTAAAGAAAAATAAAACAGAAATTAAGGTATTTCTTGTAAATAAAACTATGCTTACTGGTCGTATTGTAGATTATGATGAAACATCTTTCGTATTGGACAAGTGCTTAGTGTTTATTGCAAATACAATCTCTGTTGATCCTAAGTAGATATAGTGAGATAACTAACTATAATAGCCTACTCAATAATAATAAATATATGAAAAGATTAACTATTATATTGTATAGAATTAATAATAGTCTTAAATAAGTACACTAAGCAAGGAAATGATATGGCAGGACTAACTACAATAGACGCTTTTAGGTACAATCTTAAAAGTATCGTAAGACCAAACAGATTTTTGGTAAATGTATTTCCTCCTACAAGTTTGACAGAAGAAATATCTACAGAAGATTTGAAATTTTATGCTACCAGTGCAACCATTCCAGACAGAGCTTTCAATGAAATAGAATTGAAATATTATGGAATGACTTATAAAATGCCAGCAGCAGAAATCATTCAAGACTTGGTTATCAATTTTATCTATGACGAAGATTGGGAAGTCAGACAACTTTTCGAAGATTGGGCGCAGTTAGTTAATAATAGAAATGATGCTAAAAAAGGATATCTAAAAGACCTTTATAATGAATGTCATATAGATGTAAATCAACTAGATTTGCAAGGTAATATTATACAAACATATATCTTCAAATATTGTTATCCTAAACATGTTGATCAGACAGAACTTAATCAAGAAACTCCTGATACCATTGCTACATTTCAAGTAACGTTTGGTTATAGTTATTGGACAAACTAATATGACAACACCTTCTATACCAGCAAATAAATATACTGATTCATCTCTGATCTTTCATGTAGATTACCTGAAAGCTACATTCAACGATTTTGCTAGAACAAATCTGTATAAAGTCGAATTCATATTTGACAAAGCAACAGTTGTTCCTGAGTTTTTGAAATTAGAACTATTAGCAAAATCTGTAAACATGCCTGACTTTAACATAGGTACAAAAGAAATTAAGAGAATGGGACAGAGACTATATCTTCCTGCTACACAGAATTATGGAGATATACAAATGGTTTTTGTCTGTGATGATAATTATACACAGAAAAAAATGCTTCATAATTGGTTGTTCCAGTTAGTTTATAACACAGACGAAAATACTTTTCCGACATCCAGTAATTTTGGAAAATTTGTTACTAGAATATTACAATTAGATAACAAGTTCAATATTATTTTTGGAATAGAGTTTGGATTTTGTTGGCCTACCTCATTGGGCGAATTGCAACTGTCTCAAGAATCAGATGCACAGATATCAGAATTTCCTGTTACGTTTAAGTTTAGCACATATAAAGTTATGGATATAACATAATGCCTACTAACTATATGAAAATAGATGAATTTTATGCAAACAGTCTGATCAATGGAGATAAGTTTCCAAATGGTCTTCTACGATTGAATAGATTCATAGGAATATTAGATATAACAAAAGCTCCAAAAACAGGATTCGACCAGGATTTTCTTACATGGCAAATATTCAAAGCTTCTTGTCCTGCATTAGCTTTTGATGTTATACAAATGGAAGTAGATATGATTCCTAGATATTATGTAAAGAATTATCGATATGATGATCTTTCTATTTCATATCTCGAATCAAGTAACTTAACTATCAAGAATTTCTTTTTTCAATGGATGAATATGATTTTAGATGCTCAATCATATACAAGACAATATTATACTGATGTTTCTTCAGCATCATTCAAATTATATCCGCTAAATAAAGACGGAAACATTACTCGATATGATATTTTTAGAGATTTGATCCCGGTAAGTGTAGATTCTATTGAGTTTGATGCAGAGGGTGACGATGGAGGAGCAGCATTAACAACTATAAAATTTAAGTATATTTCTCACTCTATTGAAGCTAATGCATCTTAATTTTACTTTTTGAAATTTTATTTTTTGTTTCTTCTGAACAAGGAATTCCTTTATTCCATGCTGTTCTTCCTTTATGACTTTCTGACATTTTCTTTTTAGTATCTTCAGATTTGAATTTTCCTTTTGCACTTTCTGACATTTTTCTTTTAGTATCTTCAGTATGAAATTTTCCTTCAAAATTAGCATGTCCTTTTTGTCCAATTGAGATTTTTATTTTATGTTCTTTTGAAAAAATTCTACCTTTTCCGCTTTTTGACATCTTTATTCTGGTAGTTAGAGGTAAAGATTTTCCTTTTTTAATATTGGACATTTTTAATTTAGTTTCATTTGTATGAACATCTCCTCCACAACCACCAACACAAAGATTA